ACGATGCGGAATGACATGGTGGAACTGTGGTTGAAGTGCGGTCGTCTTGCGGCTGGTGGGAAGAAGGATCGGTATCCCGACCTGATTCTTGGCAGCGAAAACTACTATATGTATTACGACCGTACCTGTTCGAAGATTGGTCAGCGGTTCGTGAACACCAATGCGGCGGATGCCGGGTTTACCAATCTGAAGTTCATGGGTGCGACGTTGATTCATGATTACGACTGCCCGCAGGACGCGGGGAAGGCTGAAAAAGCGTTCTTCATCAACAGCCGTTTCATGCAGTTGAAGTACCACCCGCAGCGGAACTTCAAGGTCACCGCGTTGCAGTCCCCCGAAAACCAGGATGCTTTCGTTGCCAAGGTGCTTTGGATGGGTGAACTCATCTGCACCAACTGCGCCAAGCAGGGGCTTCACGAAGGCGTCAAACTGTCGTAAGGAGGACTGACATGAACTGGAAACTGTTGCATGGTATTGGTTCCGACGATGGCCCGGAAAAGTGCTATCTGACCGGGTATAACGGAACGGGCAAGGCTGTGGCTGCTGGTACTCCCGTATGTTGGGATTCGAGCACTGCGGATGGCCGCACTTTCGTTGCGCCCGCCACGGCCAGCTTCAAGCTGGTTGCGGGTGTTGCTGAAGAAGCGGTCGGCACAGCCGAATACACCTCGAAGATCGTTGCCTATGGTCCCGTGAATGCGGTGACGTATGGCGTGGCTACGAACTTCATTCCTGGGGTCTCCCTGATTCTGGTGAATGCGAAGACGTATCTTTCCTACGGTACGGACGGTCAGCTTGCGGGTCAGTTGCCGGTGTTTGTGGCTCTTGCTACGAACGCGACGGCTACGCCGAGCCTTACCAAGGTTTTCGTGCGGGCGATCTAGTCTCCCTCCCGTAAGGGGGGCAGGGATTTTCTCCCCTCCGGTCCCTGCCCCCCGCTTCCCTACATGGAGGGGTAGGAGGGCATTTGAAGATGTTTGGACGGTGTAAGGGATGTGGCCTGTTGCGTTGGATCACGCCGACGTATATGACGCGGTACGGGATCGAGTGTCCGCGATGCGGGTCTCAGCTAGTGCAACATGCGCGGGTGAGATTCTTTGAGCGGTTCAAGCTGTTGTACTGGTACTTGTGGGAGCACGCACAGACGGAACATTCGCGGTGGTGGTTGAACCCGGTGGATGTGGCGCGGGGTGTGTATCACGGCTTGAGGGTACGGTAATGCACGATAAGTTAAAACATTTGCATATCGGCGTACCCAATTACCGTGGTTGGATTGAGTCTCCGCACCATGTGTCCATGATCACTCTGTTTCATTACCTTGGTAAGAAGGGTGTAGACGTAAGTTTCATCTGCCCGATTAACACGGTGCTATCGACGGCGCGTCAGTGTTGCGTGAACGCGGCGTGTGAAGACCCGGCGTGCGAATACATCCTGTTTATCGATGATGACATGGTGTTTACGCCGGAGCACGTTGACGCGCTGTTGACAGAGACGGTGGAGAATGATCTGGACTTCTGTTCGGCGTTGGCGTTCTCGAACTCGATTCCCACGAAACCGTGTGTGTTCGGTCTTAATCCGGATCTGGTAGAAGGCGGGGACACGCCCTGGTGGTACATCACGACGAACTACCCGAAACAGCAGCGGTTTGAAGTGTTGGCGTCGGGGTTTGGGATGGCGTGTATCAGCACGCGGATGTTGAAGAAGATGCGCGAGGGCATACCGAACTATCAACATTTCGCATACAACCATGCGTTGTGTCCGAATGAGGATGTGTCGTTTTGCCTGAATGCGCGGAAGCGGGGATTCAAGCTGTATTGCGACAGCCGGGTAAGCATCGGGCACATCAGCAAAGACCGCCCGATTATCTGTGAAGACGTCTACGAATCTCAGGGGGACGCGATTGAATACAACCTAGGCATGGAACGGATGGGTTTTACGGGGGAGGGCGTGAAACTTGAGCGTGTGTAAGCGACGCCCTCTGGTAGACATTGTAATCCTCGGCTGCAACCGTTCTGACATTTCGTTGCATTGTCTAAAACACCTGATAGCGAGTGAGCCGGGGGTTCGGTATCGGGTGATCTTTGTAGACAACGGGAGTACGGACACCACCCCGCGCATGTGCCGGTGGTTTCGTGCGCACACCCGCCGATATGTGCCTTGGGCGAAATACAAGGGTATTGACTTTGTATCCGTTCGGAACGAGCGGAACCTTGGGTTCAGCGGCGGTAACAATACAGGGGCGGCGCACGGCACTGCCCCATTTATTTTGTTCATGAACAACGATGCGTTTCCGCAGGGTGCGGGGTGGTTGCGTAAGCTGGTGCGGTCGCTGGCCCGCGACCGGACGTTGGGTGCGGTAGGCCCTACGGCAGACAACGTGTTAGGCGTGCAGGCTGCCCGGTGGAACGACGATTGGAAGCGGAAGCATCGCAGCAAGTTTTTGAGCGGTGTGTGTGTGCTGGTGCGCCGGAAGTTGTTTGATGCGCTTGGCGGGTGGGACGAACGGTTTTTTAATGGAGATGAAGACCTTGACCTGAGCATACGGATACGCCAGAAGGGGTATAGCTTGGGTGTGGTGCGTGACGTGTTTGTAGAGCATTTGTGCTCACAAACCTTGCAGCATATAGCGGCGGCGAATGGCAAGAGTATCAATGACTGGTTTGCCCATACCCGTTCGCAGTTGGTTGCGAAACATGGAGCGGCGTGGCACAACGATTTATTTGAATGGGAGTCGTTGAAGCTGTCGCCTAGTTATTGGAACAAAGTAGGAGTGTTACCCGATGGGCGCTATTTCCAACTCCCCGGCAGAGTCAAAGACCAAATTGAAGCCTTGGGCAAATTACGACCCCAATCCCGCGCCTCGACCCGAGGACAATGCGAAGCCGTGGGCGAATTACATACCTGCTACGGAATCGTTGCCGGAGAAGGGGACTGCTACGTTGCCCTTGCCGGAACCGCCGGAGAAGCCCGTAGCGAAGGTGATTCCGCCGAAACCAGTGGGGAAGTAGCATGACGCGGTTATGCCTAGTCTCGATAGTGGCGGGGGTGCTGACCTGGGTAGGCGCGGCTCCGAGTGAACTGACGGTTCGCGTAGGGGATGAATTTGGTGTGCGGGCCTCGGTTGAACCCGAAGTAACGCAGATAGGGGAAGATGGGGCGGTGATTGCATCGGCAACACCGTCTCCCCCGTATGTGTTTGAGTACAAGTATGCGAAAGACCTGATTGCGTATACGCGGGCGGGTGAAGGGGTGATCGCGGAATATAGCGACATCCCCGATTCGCCGTATGGCAAGGTGCGGGTAGAGACCACGAACCCGGAATGTTTCGTGTACTTCCGCGCCTTGAAGATGACGGGACCGGTGAAACTTCCCACGCAAGCGGCAACGGCGAACGGTGTATCCCTCGATGTGGTGAATGATGACACGCTGGTAGTGAACCCGCGCAAGGCGACGTTGCGTATCTCGATTGAAGCAATTCAGTTGGACTAGGGGTTGATTCATGACGTTTTCTGAGATGAAGCAGCGGATATACGACATCCTTGGCCTTACGGGAGAAAGCACGCTTGTTGCCCGGTTAGTTAACGAGGCAAAAGATGAGCTCGTTACAGCCGGTAAGTGGTGGTGGTTGGAGACCACGACTTCGCACCTATTCACGGCAGACACGCGGACCTATACGCTTGGTACGGACGTATCGGGTGTAATCGGGATGTTTACGAGCACGGGTGACCCCGTGGAATTTGTGAACAGGGTGACGTATGAGAACTTGTACCGGGAGAGTTCGAGCACCGCCGCGAACCCGGAAGTGTACACGGTAGAGGGCGGGGGGTCTGCTGGCCAGCCGGTAGTGAATGTGTGGCCAACGCCGGGTGAGAACAGCACGGGCAAGGTGCGGTATTTGAAGCGGATTGCGGACATGGCATTGGACACGGAAAGCCCGTCACAGATCCCGGCCGAGTTCCATCACGCGATAGTGAAGGGTGCGATAGCGAAGTTTCGGGAATGGGAGGATGACCCTCGTGCGGATTCGGCGCGGTCTGATTTTGAGCAGACGTTAGCGAAACTTAGGGGGTTGCCCGAGAGCGACACCGTGGATGAGCAGACATGAACTATCCCGACACAGTGAAAACAAACGCTGAAAAGCTCGCGTTCTGCT